CAATCAAGCAATCAAAGAGAAATTAGCAAAGGAGGCAAAGAAATGAGAAGATTAATTAACTTACTATTTGCCGAGCATATTGCCGAGCAAAGGTCAACCGAGCAACTAATTGCAAGATTTGAGAAGCTACAACGCCTTAGACAGATTGCTATGGATGACAAGAACATAAGTAAAGTTTGGCAATGTAACCGACTCATTCAAGCAACCACTAAGGAACTTAACAAACGCTACTCAATCGCCTTAAACAACTAAGACTATGAACCAAGAATTAGAATCAATTGTAGAAGAGTGGGCTTTGGCAAAATACGAATCAGCCAACTCCATAAATGACGTGGCAGAGTTTATCGAGCGTTTAAGACTTGCCGAATGTGATGAACAAGCAAACCGCTTCTGGCAAATGTTCTTAGACGAACAAAAGACTTTTGAACCAAAGCCAGAACCGCAACCGAGAGATTATTACGAAAAACTTAATAAATTTTAATATGTCACAAACAGACAAACTAATCGCAGAACTATCCGAATTATTTGCGGATAACTCGTACTCAAAAGAGTTCATCAAGGAACGCCTCGACAACCTTGCCTTAATTGCAGCATTAGAAGAGCAGATTAAGATGACCGACAGAGAGATTGTAAGACTTAAACGAATCAACGCTACCTATCCATTAGGTGCGGTGGGATTAATTGAGCCTGAAAACTACAAACCAACGGAAGAAAACGAACAAAACTAACAACCAACAATAATGGAAAACAAAACACACTTTAGAAAGCTATTAAACCCGCTTTATTTAGGGTCTCACGACTTAGAACCAGATAAGGAGTACAAAGTAACATTTGAGCGCATAGATAGGGATGTAGAAGTAATTGGCGAAGGTGGAAAGAAACAAAAGAAACCTGTTGCACACTTTAAAGGAGCATCAAAACCAATGATTCTAAACGCCACAAATTTAAAAATGGCTGCAAATGTAATTGGTTCAAAATTCATTGAAGAATGGATTGACAAATCTGTAATTATTAAGGTTGTCCAAGAGCGTAGCTTTGGCGAAATGATGGATGTTATTAGAATTTTAAATAAGAAGCCATGAGCATAGATAACATTATTTTCCGCTGTCACTCGTTAGGAGATTTGGCAGGTAAACAAGCACTTGGGAAAACAGGCCAAAAACGTGCAATTGCAACCTATATCGAAAATACGGATGGCAGATATAAGGAAATTAAATCTAAGTACATTGATAAGGGTATTTTAAACGAAACTAGCGCAATTGAATTGGTTAACCGAGTATATCATACCATTTTTCATAAAAACGAAGCTAGACTACACAACGACCGCATAACAGGCGAGTGCGATATTTTAGCAATAGATGAAATTGCAGACGTAAAATGTTCATGGGATAGGTTCACGTTCGAAGAATCAAGGTTAAGCGATGACTACGAATGGCAATTGCGCGGATATATGGAGTTGTACGATAAGCCAAAAGCAAGGGTTATTTATTGCCTAACCGATGCGCCTGACCACATGATTTTAAAAGAATTGGAAAGCGCATCTTACAAGTATAACGGAGATTTGCCTGATTTTATTGGAATCAGAATCATTATTAACATGATTTTTGACCTAGACAATTTTCACCGATTCCTAGAAATGGCACCGATTAATTTGGCGGCAGTCGAAAAACAAGTTAATAACTTTATTCACATCCCAATTGAGCGCAGAGTTCACCAAGTAGAATTTACTCGAAATACTAAAAAGACCGATTTTATATATAGCAGAATTGACGAAGCTAGACAATTTTTGAAAGGAATTTACGAATGACAGGTTTGAAAAGTTGGAGGCTATTACTCCAAAGATTATTGAGATGAGAGATAAATTTTATAACGAACTTTTAAAACAATTTAATTAATGGAAATCAAAGGACAAGTGGTAGCAATTCTACCTTTAGAATCAGGAATCACCAAAGCAGGTAAAGACTGGCAAAAACTCACTATTGTTATCGAGTTTAGCGAAGGCAACTACCAAAAGAAGTTAGCACTAAGCGCAAGTAAGGAAGAGTTAATTAAAACGCTTCAAAACCTCAAACAAGGCGATTCGATAACCGCATCAATAAATCTGGAGAGCCGAGAGTTCAACGGAAAGTGGTTTAATTCGGTCAATGTTTGGAAGGTAGTTTTAGGATAGTTAAAGCATTTAGTCAAGTTATAGATTTACTTATTCATTAAAAAGTCAGTTTATAGCTTGACAAATAATAACAACAATGACCTCACCAAAAACTTCATTCATTGAGTACCTTGTTCGCAAGCACAATCTCAATATAGAACACGAGCGACAACTCTGGAAATCAAGTAATATAGATAGCGACTATGTAAATCAGCTATTCGACATAGCTTACCTTGAGTTTGGAATGACTAACCACGACTTAATAAGTAGTTCACGCAAGGCAGATGTAATAGCCGTAAGACATTATATGATTTACCTACTACATCAAACAGGATTCTTGACTTTGGTTGCAATTGCAAAGAAATTTGGAAGCCGTGACCACGCAACCGTAATACACGCTAAGAATAAGATAGCCGACCTATTGCAAATTAAAGATGCAAGGACTATCAGCACTAAACAAAGATTTGATAAACACTTAAACACAATAAATAACAATGACAACAACAATTGAACAATTAAAAGAATCAATTTTTAACTTTATTAAAGATTTAGATTTTGACACAAAAATAGACGCTATTAATCAGCTAAGGGAATCAATACATAACGAAAGCCCATTTAAAAACGAGCCTGTTGATTATGTTAAATGGGTAAAGTCTGAAAATGTAGTAGCTAATGATTACAACCCTAATAAGGTTGCGCCTCCAGAAATGGAATTGCTTGAAATATCTATTATGAACGATGGATATACTCAACCTGTGGTTACGTTTCCAAATAATGGAATAATAGAGGTTGTAGACGGGTTTCACAGAACAAGAGTAAGTAAAGAATCTAAAATAGTTCGTGAAAGAGTAAAAGGATACACTCCAACGGTAATAATTAGAAAAGAGCAAAGCGATAAGAATGATAGAATTGCATCTACAATAAGGCATAATAGAGCAAGAGGCAAACATCAAGTAGACGCTATGAGTGAAATTATTTTAGAGTTAAAAAATAGAAATTGGAAAAACGAACGAATAGCAAGGGAGTTGGGAATGGATGAAGAAGAGATTTTAAGACTTTGTCAAATAACAGGATTGCAAGATATTTTTAAAGATGATGATTTTAGCAAATCTTGGGAATCTTCTGATTCTGTTATAAATTATGAGATTCTAACAGATGACATTTCAGAAGAGCAGGCCGAACATTATAGAACTACAAATACAAGCGACCCAGACAGAATATTTCACACATTTGACAAATGGGAGTGTCATAAAGCAGGGTTTTATGCAAGTAAATTTGACGGAATGGCTGCCGACCAATGCGAGAGGGAATATGCAGAATATTTATCTAACGAAGAAAGGTTTAGAGAAGGTTTAAATGGAGTTGTTTCTGAGTGGATTAATTCGTGTGAACACTACTTAACAAATAAAGCGATGAATAGAATTGCTTGGTTAGGTCAAGCAGCTATGTGTTATTCTACAGGAATACCTTCTAAATATTGCGCAGGATTTAATTTGCTATCTCCAGAACAACAAGATAAAGCTAATTTAATAGCTTTAGATGCTCTAAATTATTGGATGCAAAAATATGGTAGAAAACCATTGACAATTGAAGAAGCCTTATCTATTGGAAGACAAGTAAACATTTATTAATATGGCAACAAAAGTATATAACAATAAAACGGTTTTGCAAGCAAGCAAAGAAAGAATAAGTCAAGTTTTTGATAACTTTGAAAGAATTTATATATCTTTTTCTGGAGGCAAAGATTCAAGCGTTATGTCTCATTTAGTGTTGGAGGAGGCTAAAAAAAGAAATGTAAAAGTTGGATATTTAATAATTGACCTCGAAGCCCAATACAATGACACAATAGTTCATATTAATCAAATGATTGAAATGTATAAAGATAACATAGATTTGCATTGGGTTTGTGCTGAATTACTTTTGAGAAATGCAGTTTCAAATTATGAACCAAGATGGGTTTGTTGGGATGAAGATAAAAAAGATGTTTGGGTAAGACCTAAGCCAAAATTAGCAAGCGATTTGACTCAATACGATTTCTATCAGCCTAAAATGGAATTTGAAGAATTTATGGTAATTTTCGGAGAATGGTATTCACAAGGAAAAACAACGGCTGCTTTTATTGGAATTAGGGCAGATGAAAGTTTACACAGATACAGGGCAATTGTTAGCAGAAAAGACGGGCTAATGTTTAATAATTGGAAATGGACTACTAAAGTCTCTGCTAAACTTTTTAATATTTATCCTATTTATGATTGGAAAACAGAAGATATTTGGATATTTCACGGCAAGTACAATCATTTAATTCATAATAAAATCTATGATAAAATGATGATGGCAGGTGTTAAAATAAGCCAACAAAGATTGTGTCAACCTTATGGCGATGACCAAAGAAGAGGATTATGGTTGTATCACATTTTAGAGCCTGATACTTGGTTTAAGTTAATTGCAAGGGTAAATGGTGTTAATAGCGGAGCTTTATATGTTCAAGAAAACGGGAACGTATCTGGTTATAATAAAATATATAAACCAGAAGGTCATACTTGGGAAAGTTTTTGTAATTTATTACTTTCTACTATGCCAAAAAAAACAAGCGACCATTATAGGGCAAGGTTTGTAAAATTCATTAAAGGTTGGCAAGATAGAGGTTATTTAATTATTCCTGATGAAGCACCAGAAGATTTAGAAAATAAGTGTTGGGTTCCGAGTTGGCGTAGAATGTGCAAAGTAATGCTTAGAAATGATTATTGGTGTAAAGGATTGGGGCAAACTCAGCCTTTATCAGATGCCTACGCAAAATTTAAAGAAATAAAAAAGAAAAGGGTTTTAGAGTCTAACTTAAACAAATCAACCGATGCCACGCAAAAAGAAACCTTGTAAAGTATGCCAAAAGCCGTTTGAGCCTAAAAGACCTCTTCAGCAAACTTGTTCAGTCGCCTGTGCCTATGAATCTGTTTTACGCTCTAAAGCCAAAGCACAAGCTAAAAACAACGCAATACTTGAAGAAGCAAGGGAAACTACATCAGACCTTAGACACAAACTCCAAACCGAGATAAACAAGTTAATCAGAGCAATTGATTATGGTCAGCCTTGTATCAGTTGCGGAGTACTTAAACAGCATATGGAAGCAGGACACTACCACCACAAGAGCAAGAATAGCGCAAGTGAATGTACTTTTCATCTATGGAATTTGTCAGCACAATGTAAGTACTGCAATCGCTTCCAGAACGGCAATCTAAGCAAGTACGGACAAAGCATCGAAAGGATTTATGGCGAAGAAATTTACAACTTGCTTCACGACCTCCCGATTATGTATCGTGGTTTAAATTGGGGTAAGGATGAACTAAAAGAGTTTATCCGAGTAGCCAAACTCATCAACAAATCAATGCCAAAGCAAGAAGTTTACTCGACAGAAAAAAGAATCGAACTAAGGTCTAAATTCAACAACCAATTAAAAATTTATACAATATGAAAGCAACATCACAAAAGCAACAAATTATCCTCTTATTATTAGAGGGATGGACAGACCCTATTACGGCATTTAAGCACGCAGGTACAATTAAACTATCAACGAGAGTAGGAGAGTTAAGAGAACACTTTAACATCCTTCATCGAGAGAAGGTAACTGAATCTAAATTTGGCAAGCGAGTAAGGTACTTTGAGTACAAAATCGTAAAAGATAAAAATGTGAAAAAAGCATTAGAGTTTTATAAATTAAATTAGTTATTTTTGTAATCGGGTTGCTTAGGCATAAGCGTAAAAGGGTCGCACGTTTCCTTTCCCAATTTTTTTTAACGTGCAAATTTAAAAACGTGTAATTATGTCTAAAACAATTAGGAAAAAAATAAAACCTATTGAACGGCTTTATTTATTTGAAATGCACAATTATGTTTGTGTATTATGCAATTTAAAATTTATTCCTCCAAATGGATATAATGGGAAAAACACCATTACAAATGGTGATAGGTGGCTTGAAATTGACCATATAAATCCTATTAGTCTTGGCGGTAGTGATAGCTTAAATAACAAGCAAATTTTATGTAACGTGTGTAACTCAAAAAAGGGGAATAAAGTATGAGTGGTTGGGTTAAAATTCATAGACAAATAAAAGATAAAGTTTACTATAAGGATAGTGAATTTATTCATTTATGGATACATTTAATTTTATGTGCTAACCATTCTGAAGTAGAATATTTAAATGGGTATGATATTGTAAAGCTAAAAAAGGGTCAATTTATTACAGGCAGAAAAAAGCTAAGTTTTGAAACAGGTATATCAGAATCTAAAATTGAACGCATTTTAAAAGTGTTCGAAAGTGAACAGCAAATTGAACAACAAACAAACAGCCGAAATCGTTTAATATCAATAGTTTCGTGGGATAAATATCAGCAAATTGAACAACAGATGAACAGCAAACGAACAGCAGGTGAACAGCAAGTGAACACAAACAATAATGATAATAATAAAGAAGAAAAGAATATTAAGCCCGTAAAAATCTCTTTTGATAAATCTTTAATCTTTGATAAAAACGAATTTAAAAACACCTTTCCAGATTGGAGTAAAGAAAAACTTAAACACTATTACGAAGCAGCAGAACGATACTCTGGAGAAGGCAACAAATATGTTAATTGGGCAAAAGCTATTCAAGGATGGGCAAGTAAAGATGAACTTCAAGGTAAATTAAAGTTTAACATCCATACAGAAGAAACGGAAACCGAGCGTAAGATTCGTGAATTTAAAGAAAGGGGCTTTTAATGAATGTTAAAATAATTGATTACAACGCTAAACGAAAAGAGTTTGAAG